TTAAATACCGATATATTTTGCGAATTGCGCTGCTGTTTTTTCTTTTCGTTTGTCTGTAATGTGGATATATAAATCCATAGTGATTTGAATAGACGAGTGGCCTAAACGTTCTTGTACGTCCTTAATATTTGCACCAGCTTCTAAAAGTAAACTAGCATGTGTATGTCTAAGACCATGAATAGTAATACGTTTAAGATTATTTTGTTTGATAATCACTTCTAACCATTTACGAGGCTTAGATAATTGGAGATATTCGTTTTTCTGGTTAGAAAATACCAGTTGATTTTTGCTTAACGTATTAATTCCCAATGTTAACAACCATTTTCTTTGTTCTAATCGCCATTTCTTCAAGATGTTCATAGTTTCATCATCGACTGGTATATCTCGCTTAGAATTTTTGGTTTTAGGTTGCTCTACATAAAGGCGTCTATTTTTTCCTCTGGCGAGAGTTTTATTTATCTTGATATAATTATCGTTAAAATCAATGTCTTTCCATGTGAGAGCTAAGAGCTCGCCTACGCGCATCCCTGTGAAGGCTAGTGTCCGAAAAAAAGAATACATACGAATATCTTTTTTCTTTTCTACTGATTTCAAAAAGATTTCTAGTTCTTCTTTATTAAAAAAGTTTAAAGTATTTTCTTCATGAACAGAGACCTTTCTTTTTGGAACTGTGATTTTTTTAAAAGGATTATCTTGTAGATATCCTAATTTAATAGCATAATCACATATACGCGAAGCATTATTGATGAATTCTCTATACAACACAAATCTTTTTACCTTTTCATTAGCGAACTTTTGAGCTATATCAATCGATATTTTGTTGATTTTAAGAGCACCAAATGCTGGTAATATATGATTCGCAAACTGTTCTTTTGTTTTAACGAAAGAACTTTCTTTTACTGTCTGCTCATAATTTACAATCCATAGATCGTATACTTCTTGAAAAGTTAACTCTTTAGACTTATTTAGACCATTACTTTCGTATTCCAATTGTAATTTGGTCAGCGCTAATTGAGCTTCTTTTTTTGTTTTAAAACCTCTTCGTGTAGTTCTCACTTGTTTGCCAGTCAAGGGATCTACTCCCAAATAAGTTTGAAACTTCCACAATTTTTCACCGTTTTTCTTTTTGTATTGTTCGAATGTTGCCATTTTTTTCGTCCTTTCGCTCGGGTAAGTGTTCGGACTAAAATAGCTGGCATCACCTCCTTAAATGACATGCTCGTTTTGGAATGTGTATTCGTACAGTAGATGATATTATGTTATAATTAATTGACAAAACTCCAGCCAACTAGAGGTGAACATATGCTTTTTAACAACTTCAATATTTTAACTGCACTGTTTCAATCTGTTATCACAGGATATTTTACGTATTTCCTTTTGAAAAGTAATGATTTGTTAGTTTTGTCAAATGCAAAAAAAGAAGAAAAGACAGCCATCGTGTCGTTTTTATCCATTCTAAATTGGTCAATCTATTGGATAATGCAACAAATTTTGAAGAATATCCTACCACACTTAGATTTTGCTTGGTTAACGACTGTTACGGCAGTTATAAGCCTTGTCTTAATCTTAGTTCTAGGAGTATATATTTTCCCTAAAGTGCTTAGTTCCTTTTTCGAATGGTTCAATAAACTTCGTACAAAAAATAATAAACTGCCGTTTACTAGAAAACCAATTCGAGATGAGGCCCTAGATGGAAAAACATTAAAATATATTTATCTCTTTGATTTTGATGGTAAGTATATAGCTTCTGGTTATCTAAATGTCTATCAATATAATATAGATGAATACAATGAACTGTTATTGTATGCACCTAAAGAGCCAGAGCTTACAAAGACGATTGAAGATGTTGAAAAATTATTTCAGAAATACGATATAAATATTCTTGTCGATTATGAAAAACGAGTAAAACTTTACATTGTTCCTATGGGCGAGGTTGAGGACGAGCTGGTGGTGGAGTAGGTCCTTTTTTGCCATCATTTCTTTTCTCGCCAGTTTTTACAGTACGGGTTTCACGTGAAGCGAAAATCATGGATGCATTCCCTCTCTTTCTCTGATACAATAGGAACTATAAAGAAGCCTATAGTATAGGTTTGTTTTTTCATAGAACACGCTCGCTTTGGTCGGTGGGGCGTTTTTTTTATACTAATTAGTTATGAAGAGCAATTGAAACTGTCTCTGTTCCAAAGTAACCTGTTTGTGCTTGCAATACATTATTTTGTGCATTTGCTTGGGCTTCAGAGATATCAAAAACTATTTTACCAGTTTGTTGCATATCAGGATTTAAGCTTTCCATAAAGAAAGAGTTAGTGATATTACCATTTTCATCTTGATTTGCCGACATAGATGCAGCCGAATCAGCTTCGAAAGTTTTTCCATCTGCTTTTAATTTGAAGAATGAGCTATCAACAGTCACAGCCTTATCACCTGCATTTTTTACAGATAAGTCAACTACTAAGAAAGTGTCTTTTGCGTTAGTAGGAAGTACAGATGGGCCAACTTGTTTTACTACTTCAACGGAGTTTACTTTGTATTCCATTTTCCCTACAGCAACGTCATCACCGATTTTATAAGTCTTTTCTTCTTTTGTTGTAGTTTCTTTTGTAGTTTCTTTATTAGTACTTGTTGATGTTGCAGTAGCTGAATCTTTGTTTTCACCGCCACTTAGAGCACCACCAATACCAAAAAACAAAAGTACTATTAATACCCAAAACCATACCCGTTTATAAAACGGTTTTTTAACCTTATACATTTTCCCATCTTGACCCATAACTTTTTTTGCCATTTAAATATTCCTCATTTCTTGTTATAATATATTTGTGATCTCAGAAATGAGGTATGAGTCCGTGTTGCAGCACGGGCTTTTTTTACTGTGCATAAGAGTATTTTTTCTTGAAATATGACTGGCAAACATTAAAACATTCTGTTCTTAACTTATTATTGATAGCATAGAATTCCATAAAATTTTCCAATTTGAACTGAGATTCATCTGTTAATTCATTCTCAATAAAGATATTAAGTAGAATCATAATAGCGATTCTATCAGCTTCAGCTTCGAACTTTGAATGAAAAGTTGTAGAGTTATCGTACAGTGCTGAATATTCAAAATGTGAAGCAATGAAATGACCGAGCTCGTGGGCTAAATGAAAAGCTTCAGAACTGTCTTCGTGTAGTTTTTCATTCAAAAATACTATTCTTGGTTTTGGATAATAAAAACCTGGTTCTTCCATTTCCATATAGATTAACTTTAAATTATACTCACTCAGCATTTCTTTCAACTTTAAATACATACAACCCATCACTCCAACTATTCATTTTCTTCTAAAGCTTTAGCAATTGCAATCGCTTTACGCATTGTCTCCTTAGAGATTTCTTTTCCGTCAAAAGAGAATACAGTATCGTCTTCTGATAAATCCACATGTTTAGGGGTCTCTTTTTTCTCTCTTCCTAGTAGATAGTCTACAGAGACATTGAAATAATTAGCAATTTCAGTAAGCTTTTCAGCGGATGGTTGTTTTCCACTTTTTAAACTATAGAAATAGTTTTCACTGTATCCTAAATCAATTGTTACTTGTTTCATTGTTTTTGAATGTTTTTTTGCAAGAAATTTTATCCGCTCAAATACTGTCATACCAGCATTCTCCTTTTTTTCTTTACAAAAAACCAATAAAAAAGTGTAGTTTTGTGTTGACCTAAACAACACTATAGTGTATATTGGTTTTGTAAGTTAATTGGATAGAAAAAAAGCAAAGTAAAAACACACCTTATAGCATTAAGTTTGGCGACCGAGTGCGATAAAAAGGCTTGTTATATGCTTATTTAACTATGGCTATATACTACACTATAGTATGGTTTGCAGTCAACTAAAAATATACTTTTCTATCCAATTTTCTTTCTAAGTAAAAAGAAAGGAAGTGTGTGAAGTGAGTAATATCGATAATGGGCGGGAAGCCATCAAAGAGTTTATGAAAGCAAATAATATTTCAGAATACGATTTGGCCACTGCATATGGTAGATCGAGAACTTGGATTCAGCGTGTTTTAAGTGGAAAAGATAAAGGTCCAGCTGTTAACGCCTTTATTCTGGAAGTTATTCGCGATCATAAAATTCGATAGGAGGAGGAAACAACAAAAGAGGAGGCTAAACAATGAACGAGGAAATGAGCCAAGCAATCAAGGTACAAAAAATGATAGATGATCTAACACATGGAATTGATAGCCAAGCCGATAAAATCATCAAGGAATTGCAAGGACAAAAAGTTAAGGATGCAAAAATGCTTCTCAAGACTATCAAATTTGAAATGAATCCAACAAAAAGAAAGCTCGCCGATGTATTGGAAGAAAAGTTGGCTTCCGCTATCAACGAGCAAGAATTACTATTTGAAACCGATACTTTTAACAGCTGATGTTTTATAGATGACAGTTTCATCCGAATCTATATCATCGCCGAGAGAAAAGAATGTTGCTTTCGACAAAAAGCCGATAAGACCTACAAGCGGTTTTGATGTTGCAAGAGTAGATACCCCAATATCACCTTGCAAGGTATTCACGTAAATTTGAGAAGAATAGAACATTCCATCTTTTTCTTCGATATTTGACGCATCATCGTATCCAACGACCAAAGTATCGGCAAATATTTTGATTTTTTCTCCATCAAGCATAGTAATTACAAATTCTGGTTTCATAAATTTTCACCTCCTTATCAATTATTTCAGCCTGTCACACTGATAAGGAAATTATACCAAAGAAAGGAAAGTAAAAAATGAACACACCACAAATTTTCAATTTCGAACAAAACGAAGTTCGAACTATTTTAGTGAATGACGAGCCATATTTTGTAGGGAAAGATGTAGCAGAAATTCTTGGATATGAAAGAGCTGATAATGCGATTCGCAATCATGTAGATGATGAAGATAAGCTGACGCACCAAATTAGTGCATCAGGTCAAAACCGTAATATGACGATCATCAACGAGTCAGGCCTTTACAGTTTAATCTTAAAATCAAAACTTCCTTCTGCCAAAAAATTCAAACGATGGGTAACAAGTGAAGTTCTTCCAACAATTAGAAAACATGGAGGTTATCTAACTCCAGAAAAAGTAGAAGAAGCTTTGCTTAATCCAGATACAATCATTCAATTAGCAACTCAACTAAAAGAAGAAAGAACTGGAAGATTAATCGCAGAACAAAAGATTGCCGAGTACGAACCCAAAATCTCCTATTTAGATAGCATATTATCTTCTACAGATTCAGTAACAATTAGTCAGATTGCAGCAGATTATGGGATGTCTCCACAACAGATGAATAAATTACTTCATAAACTAGGTGTTCAGAAAAAAGTCGGTAACCAATGGTTATTGTGCAAAAAACACATGAACCAAGGATACACAAAATCTCATACAACTGAGATCCCGAAAGCCGATGGTGGCACTAAAATTGTAATGAATACCAAATGGACACAGAAAGGGCGTCTATTTATCTACGAATTACTAAAAAAAGAAGGATATTACCCTCAAATGGATTTAGAGGAAATTGGTTAGAAAGGAGTTTTAGTGTGACTGACATTGCAGAAATCACTCGACGAGATAGAGAAAAAATCAAAGAATATGTCGAAAGTTCAAAGTTCTTAACTTACACCATGCTTGCTGAAAGATTTGGAATTAGCAAAAGCTACTTATCTTTAATTTTAAACGGTAAAAAGACTTCTGCAGAAGCAAACAGAATTATAGATTCGATTATTACTATGTACGAATTGTAGAGGAGGAAAACGAATGAAATAACTAATCAAAGTAACAACAAATGAGGAGAATGAGCAGTTAGTAAACGGCAGAGAATTGCATGAGTTTTTGGAATGGAGTTTGGAAAGAAAAATAAAATTCGATAGGAGGTTCAGGATTATGGAAGTAATCTTAACGCCTGAAAATGAGGCAGCACTTCGTAGCTACATTCATGAAATCATAACTGATGAAATTGCAAAAGCAAGAAGAGATGCCTCAGTTGATAAACGTGTATTAAAGCAAATAGAGATAGCGAAATACTTCGGAGTATCAACTGCAACTATTCGTAAGTGGGAAGATAAAGGACTTCCATTCGGGCGTATAGGCGATCAAAAATTTTACGACAAAGAAAAATGTAGAGCATGGGTTCTAGCACAATAAAATATCGGGTAAGTGTTCGGAAATAATGACAGCAAAGAAGGGAAATTTATGGACAAACTAAATACAACAATCGTATTCAGTGCACCAATCATTATTTATCTGCTGAGTGTCTGGGGAAGCAGACAAGCTTTGATCGGGGTAATTGTCTACCTCGTTTGGATGTTCGCAGGGTTAGATGAAGCTGAGTACAGAGCGAAAAAGCCAACCAGGGAGGCTGACTAAAGTGTGGTTCTGTTTATTAGGTGTTTATCTCGTGGCCGTTTTAGTAAATAACTACATGAGAAAACGCGGCGAATACTGGTATACATCCTATGCGGTTCTAGTATGTCTAATGCTTACAATTTTTCTAATGATTTATTCAAAATAGGCAATACTTTGTCAATCAAATAAGTTTCACATGAGTAGAAAATAAGTATTACAAATTGGCAGAATTATCGCTGATCGTTGGTGGCATCATAACGAGTCAACGATTCTAGCAAAACAGAACATCGAGCGAAGAAAAGATTGGGAACAAAAAAGCCAATCGGGAGGGACTGACTAATGAGTAAGGACGATATTGTATTTCTGTTAATTATGTTTTGTGGGATTGGATCAATAATAATTAATTTGTATTTGATTATTAAAGAAAAATTTTTCAATTAAAATGAGTCTTTTAGCTTTAACTTAAATTTTTTTTGATAATTAGCTGTTCTTATGACCATTACAAGTTTTTCACCAGGTAATATATCTTTCATATCTAAAACTTCTGAAAAAGCGACTGAGTAGCCAGGAGAGATTGCTTGTGCCAACGGTATAGGAGATAAAAGGCTGCTTTTATGAATGCTTCCCATATCAAAACCATTGGCGTGATAATGTGAACAATTAATTTTCTTACCGTTGTAAAGATACGTACATTCGATAATTGAGTTTGGCATTTTTGATGGGTTTGCAATTACGCCAGTAAGAATCATTCGATTACTTCTATCATGCTTAACTAAAAAATAGGAGAGCGTAATTTTTCTTTTATCTTTAAATAAGTTATAGAGGGATAAAAAAAATCCTGAAATAGAAATGATTAAAGTAATAGCGACTTGGTAATCGCTCAAAATTTTTATCAAGTAATTCACCACCTTTTTACTCAAATTATATCAAAAAGGAGAGAAGAAATAATGCAAGAATTAGTAATTTTGAAAAATAAAAAAGTGACTCCGCCGGCAAGCATAGAGTCACAAAACAAAATACATCTAAGGAGATGTTACCACATGGAAAAAGAACTTTCCACTCTAGATCAATATTTGACTGATCCTAGTTGGGGCAAATCGAATGTCAAGGAAACAAATAATCGAAAAATCAGACGAAATCTTTTGACGGATGAAGAACTAGCATGTGATCAAGACGATTTGGGAAATTTTGTGAGTATTTGGGATCATGTCTATCTTATCCATTTATCGAGGAAGTCCAAAAAACCTGAATATATCTATGTCATCGAAGATGGCTTGATTGATGCGCTAGAAGAGTATGACAGAGATAACTTGATTGATATCTCTTATTACGGATCAGGTAAGAAATACATTGCTGAAATGGAGGCAGAATTTGATGAGTGAAAACAAAGGGACAACGAATTTTGAAAAACTTTTTAGTCGCAAGTTAAATAAAATACTCAAGAAAAAAGGAAATTTTGATTATTTATCTTGGGCTCACGCGTGGGAGATTATGAAAAAGAATGATCCACAGGCAACGGTAACTATTAATGAGTATAAACACTACAGGGTTGTTTCTGGAACTCATCAAGACTTTCTTGTTGAGGAATATAAACCTTTTCTTATGGATGAAACTGGGACTTATGTATCTGTCTCAGTAACGGTTAAAGGACACACGGAAACCGAATTATTTCCTGTTTTAGATTATCGAAACCAACCAGTTGTTAAACCAAATGCAATGCAAATCAATAACTCATTGAAGCGATGCTTTGTGAAAGCATTGGCTCTACACGGACTGGGATTATATGTATTTCAAGGGGAAGATATTCCAACACCACCTAGAATCGATACAAAGAAATTAAATATGCTAGAGACGATTCTAGAAGCTTTCAATGAGCAGATGGGTAAAGATATGACCAAAACCTTAATTGAATATGTTAATGAGCAGACAGATAAATTAGGGCTCTTAGCTGATAACGTTGAAACTATTGAACAGTTAAGCTATGAGCAATGTGCCTTGATGGAGCGAGCAATAGCAGCTAAGAGAAAAGAATTAGATAAGAAGTGATATGAGTGTTTAAACCATTAATCGATTCATATTCAGCGGTTCTGAAAAAGTTCAAAGGAAAAGACATAAGCGCAACCATCAATGAGGAAGTGAACATTGATCGACTAAAGACGATGTATGACGGATATGATGGCGATCGAGTCATTGAAATTCGCTTTATTGATCCACGACGGTTCACAGTACAGCAAAGAAACTTCATCTATGCGCTCATAGGCGATATTTTCATCGATACAGGCATGCCAACGGACTTCTGGAAGGAATTCTTCTACTTCCGTTTTGAAGGTGTCACAGGGCGCGAAATAAGCCTCAAAGACGAATCGAATACAACCGTGAGTGATGCCAATATCTTAGCGAATATCATCCTAGATTTCATCTTTGAACATCATATTCCTTTCAAAGAAGGATATGAGATTTTACCAGCGAATCAAGAGTATTACTTCTACAAATGCATTACAAAAAGAGTCTGCTGCATCTGTGGCAAAACAGGAGCTGATATCGATCACTTTGACAAAGCGCTGGGAAGACGAAAGCGCAAAGAAGTTGATCATTCAGAGTACACATTTGCAGCACTCTGCAGAATCCATCACACAGAGAAACACAAAATAGGTGTGATCAATTTCAAAAATAAATATCAAATCAAAGGGATCAAGTTAAACCAGGAAACAATTAAAAAGTTAAGGATAGGAGGATAAATTTGGCTGAGATAAGTTGGATCAAACTTAAAACTACTATGTTTGACGATGAAAAAATACGATTAATCCAAGCTGTTCCTGAGTCGGATGCCATCATCGTTATATGGATTCGATTACTAGTTTTAGCAGGAAAGACTAACGACGATGGTCTGATATATATCCAGAGGAACATGCCTTATACCGAAGAAATGCTTGCTACATTGTTTGGCAAAAACGTAAATACGGTTCGCTTAGCGCTAACTACATTGGCAAATTTCAACATGATTGATCTAAGCAGTGATGGACTAATTGCCATCAGTAATTGGGAAAAACATCAAAATATCGAGGGTATGGATAAAGTAAGGCTAAAAAATGCTGAAAGAAACCGTAAATACAGGGAAAGAAAGAGACAGGAACGTCTCAAATTGGAAAATGACGTTAGCGTGACGTCACGTGACGGTACAGATAAAGATATAGAAGAAGATAAAGATATAGATAAAGAAGAAAAGAAAGGTAAGTATTCTGACGAACACTTACGCCTTGCTAAAAAGTTGCAAAGTAATTTAACTGAAGATTTTCCAAAAGAAATGAACAAAGTAGATATCGAAAAATGGGCAGACACAATCAGGTTGATGGAAGAAAGAGATAAAGCATCTATAGAAGCGATTGAGTATGTGATCAATTGGCTACCTACAAATGAATTTTGGTTTGGAAATATTAGAAGTGCTAAGAAATTGAGAGAAAAATTTGAGAAGCTCAAATTCGAAATCAAAGCAGACAAGAAGAATCATAAAAAGCAAAGTCAAAAACTACAGTACAGCAATCCTAGTGAATATGACGACTTGCCAATTTAAAAAGGAGATGCATCACATGGAAAGCCTAGCAAATGCTATGGAGAAACTAATAAGAAGAGTATTAGTGCAAAGCGGAAAATGTCCAGAATGTAGCGAACCTTTGTATAGTTGGCGAGCTAAAAATAAGGATGGTTCAGAACGTTGTAAACCAACATGCATGAGTTGTGGTTATAAAGCGTTACGTGTGAAAGAGGATATACAGACCGAACGGATATATAACGATAGCTTAAAAGCACGAGCGTTGAGTTTTTTTCAAAATGGTTCGGTATTAACAGATAAAACTTTGTTTAAATGCAAAATGGAAAATTATCACGTAGTGGATCAAGAAACAAAAATCGCTTTAGAAAAAGCAAAAAGCTATACGAATGAGGTTCTGCTGAACCATCCTGCACATTTCATTCTATCAGGGAAATCAGGAAGCGGAAAAAGCCACTTATCAATGGCCACAGCTTGGGAAATACTTGAGCGCTCAAATTATGACAAGAAAATACTTTTTATAAGCTATCAAGAATTATTAGAGCAAATAAAGTTTTCTTATAACAATACTGAACTGAGAAAAGAAATTGAAGGATCGCTTATAGCCGATATTAAAACAACTGATTTGGTGGTTTTTGACGATATTGGAGCTGAATTAGGTAGTGGGGTATCAAATAGTAGGCAGTTTACAAACAACACGTTAAACACGCTCTTAGAAGCCAGACAGAACAAGGCAACGATCATCACAACAAACTTATCTGGTCCTGAACTAAGAGAAGCCTACGGTGAAAGAATTGTTTCTAGGATATTTAAGAATTCAGAAGGTTATGCGCTGAAATTCCAACAAACAGCAGACAAGCGCATAAAACCAGTGAAAGGTAGTATCGCATGAATAAATACCGTAATAAAAAAACTGTTCATCGAGGTATCAAGTTTGATTCTATCGCAGAAGCAGAGTATTACGATCTAGCCTTGTGGCAAGCTGAAGCAAATGGCTGGAAAGTAAAACTTCAGGAAAGATTTGAGCTGATGCCGAAATTTGAACTAGACGGAAAGAAGTATCGCAAGATCGAGTATATTCCCGACTTCACATTTTATAAAAACGGCAAACTTGTCAAAGTCGTAGATGTCAAAGGAATGCAGACAAAAGACTTTAAGATCAAGGCAAAGTTGTTCTGTCATCAATATCAAGCGCCGTTGATATTAGCTAAAAAATATCGGAATACGTTCAAGGAAGAGCGTTTTTAACGAGGTGGTCCATCATGACAACAGAAGAAGTGATTCAAATGCGTATTCGAAACATTCAGCGTGAAATTGACGATCTAGAACGAACAAAGGCAGTGATGGTCAATGAAACGGCGAGAAAGGCAATCGATTTGCACATAGAGAACTTAAGAAGGGAAATTCGTAGATTGGAGGAATGAGCGTGGATAAGAAAGCGACAATGAAACGAATTGCTGAATTAACCAAGTCAGAATCTTGGCAGGAAGACAAAGAAATAGTTGCAGAAGTCCAAAAGCTCGGTAAATCAATGTGGACTGAAAAGCCTAAACGGAAAACGCCGAGAAAAATTGCAATCTGGCATGGTGATCGAATTCTAGTAACAGGTACAGCTGAACAGTTATCTGAAATTACTGGATTAAGCAAAAACATTATCTGGGATAGAGCTAGGAGCTTATGGATTGATTCAAAAGGACGACAGTTTAGGTATGTGGAGGAGAGATAATGGATCTCATTACACAATACAGTGACATCATCCTCAAGAAAATCATGATGAAGATTCAGAAAGACAAAAAATCAAAAGAACGAGCTGAATTAGTTAAGTTAGAAATGGCTGAAACAGGAGCAGGAGTGCGAAGTAGCAGGCATTGGAAAGCAGCAGCAAACATTGAATTTTATTACAACGAAATTCAAAAAGGGTTCGATCAGATGCGTGAGCTGGATCGGCAAACAAATTGGAGCAAGAAACTTCATCAAGATCGTTTCAAGTTTGTAAAGAAATATAAAGAGATATTAGACAAATACATGGAGGACAGCAAATGATACTGAAGTACAGGGCATGGAATAAGAAAACTCAGTCATTTATTGATTATGGTGATTTGGTTTTAGATTTGAGAAGCGGAAAAATTTACGCTGGGGACATTGGGTTAGTGGAAAGCACCATTGATGTGACTGACCAAATTGAACTCATGCAATCCACAGGAATGAAAGATAAGAATGGTGTGGAGATATTTGAAGGGGATATAGTTCAATGGGGAGATACTCCCGATTGGGAAGAAGAACCAATTAGAGTTGCAGTCGTGAAGATTAATCCAGATATTCAATTCGATTCAAATGTTGGCATATTTCAATATGGGCAATTTGCTTATCAGGATACAGAAAGATTTCTCACTATTTTAGGCAATATCTACGAAAATCCAGAGTTGTTGGAGGAGGAAGGAAAATGAAACTAAAAGACGGATTTTACTCCAGCAGTCACGGTATCGGCGGTTTAATGCTAGATATGCCGACAAAGAACCTTAAAACACGTAAGAAACCAAAATTCAAAATCGGTGACATGGTTCGCTGTGAAGCAGAAGGATTCATCTATCCATTTCGTGGATATGTAGAGCATGTCTATAATCACTCAGCAATCATTCGCATTGAAAACACGATGAAATGTGATAAGTGGTTAGCGAAAAGCAAAGAGAATTTAGCTGTAGCGAGATTGGTGGATATTGAACTAATCAATGACAAATAAAAAAGCCGGATCGCTCCGACTGATGTAATAAATCCGACAAGTTTATTATATCACATAAAAGGAGCGGTTTGACTTGATGCAATTGTTACGAGAGGTAGATTTCAAACAGACAAGATGCAATGCGAGAGATGTGCTGAAAAACTTTCGGCGTTTGGAGCGGATGGCAGGTCGCTCTTTGATAGATATTAAGTCTCCTATCATAACCGATATGCCGAAGGCACCGAAGCATGGCAATAAGACAGAAGACGCGATCATTCAGATGATGGATATAGAAGCTGAAAGAGATGCGATTTTAGCAGCCTTGATGGCTCTTAGTCTGATTAGCCGTCAGATACTCTACTATAGCTTTTGTGACGTAAATAAGCACTCTAATTATGAAATAGGGCAATTGATACGAGGATACGGTGAAAAGAATGTAGAGAAGCTGAAATCTATCGCGCTGATCGAATTTGCAGAAGCATACAAAAAAGGCGTGTTAGTTCAGTATCGTTGATTTTGTAGGGTTTTTGTAGGGATAGTGTAGGGTTTTTGAGCGGTTTAACGTGATATTATGGTAGTGTCGAAAGATTAGGAAACAGGACCTCGACAAAATAAAATGTAAGGGAGGAAATCTCCCTCATCGTTTAATTAAGCTTCGATAGACAGCAGCGGAAATATTAAGAATAAGGATGTGAATTTTAACTCCTTCTAAATTGTTCTTATTATCTATCATCCGCTGCTGTCTATTAATTTATGTATTGGAGGGAAAAGAAATGGCTATTTTAATCATAGACGAAGGAATTCAAGGAGAAAAATATGTTGATTTAACAACAGATGAAATGCGAAATGAAGTATTGAAAGCGTTGGATGATCGAATAATTCAGGTTGAAATATCAAAAACCCCGTTGCAGAAAAGCAACGAGGAGTGAATTTTACAGATGTTCTTGTAAATGTTGGCTACTACAAATCGTATTATACCATGCGGCAGCACCGGTAAGTTTTGCTACAAAAAGGCTGTCATCTTTATCCATTACGGATTTTAGATCGTCTCTAATTTCGGGGCATTTTTTATTACTTTTAAAAAACCAAACAGATTCATTAATCTTAGCCCATTTCGAGTAAGTTTTGATTTTTTTGATTAAATCATCGTAATTCTTGCCTGAATTATTTAAATCATAACTTATGATAAAGCTGTCCATTAGGATTACCTCCATATCATTATTTCAGCGGACCACTCGCTGATAAATAAAATTATACGCTTAGTATTTATTTTCACAATATTAATTTGTCACTGTGGCGGAAAGGGTAGACGCTTAAAAATAAGGTCAATACGTCGAGGGATAGCCTTAACGTTTTATGATTTGACCATGCAAGGTTCGATTCCTTGCCAGCGACATTAAATGCCTATGACGGTTACGACTACCGAAAAAAGATCGTTAAGAAGCTATACGGTGCTACGTACGGCAATGTAGTAAGTGTGCTATCTGTACACCACCAAGCTTCGGTCACTGTGGCGGAAGTAGAAGACGCAGCGGTAAATGGCGAGTAGCCTCGTGAGAGCCTGGTAAGTTCTCGTGAGTGGTGCAATCCCACTCCAGCGACTTTAAGCAACCGAGGCATCGGCGGTTTAAAAATATAGGGGTGCGCAATTTCGTACGCGTTTTGTGCATCGTGCAAGTTACTATTACATATTAGATCACTCTTTGAGTGGTCTTTTTATTTTTGCACAAAGGAGGAAACAACAATGTATAGACCACAATACTTAGAACAGAAGTATGAAGTAATCACTGTTCATAAAGGTAATGGCGAAAAAGTATATGAGTATAGAAGACCAATAAAGAGCGATACATATAAACGAAAGGAAAACAATGAAGTTATTCCATTGTATGGCAAAAGAATAGCTAAGCATTAAATAAGATTGCGAAAGGAGACGGAACATGACCGAGGAATTCTATAGATGGCTATTACAGTTGACAAGAGAAGATCGTTTGGTTAAGTTCTATCAGTCTCCTAAATGGCGCAGGCTTAGAGAGAAAGCGATGAAACGAGATCACTATGAATGCCAAGAGTGTAGAAGACTAGGTAAGTATCATAGAGTAGAGAACGTTCATCATATAAAGGAAGTCAAGGATAGACCTGACTTAGCTTTAGATTTAGATAATCTTATTTGTTTATGTGTTGAACATCATAATGAAGTTCATGGCAGATATCTTACAGCATTAGATAAACAAGAGAAGAAGATAGAAAGCTTTGCTAACTTCGATGCAAGTGAAAGGTGGTAAGTGCATGATCATCAATGATAATGGCAGAGAGTATGATACAGAAAAGATTGAAGAGTATTCATCTTATACTCAGGGATTAATTAAACGTTTGATATACGTTCGCTATGTAGGTATTAGGGATCTGTTATCAGATAACTGTTGTAGTAAATACAAAGTGAATCAAGTAAGAGAAGCGTTGAATAAAGATAATAACGTCGAAAGAATAAAAAATGTTTTTGGATATAGTATTGAAGAGATTAATTATTACATTGACTTCGCTGAAGCTTTCATTCCGATGGTGAGATAACCCCCCCTTAAAATAAATCGCAAATTTTTTGGGGGTGATGAAACGGAGGGGGCTGTCAGGAAAAGAGATTTTTTCGAACTTTATCATGAAAGGAGGGCTAAAATGTTTAAAAACGAATTGTCTCAAAATCGCTACAGAGAAAAATTACGCCGCTCTTTAATAAGCCAATTGGAAAGTCAGAAAACAAATATTGAGCCATTCTTAGATAATGTTGATCGTTATATCAGTTTATGGGAAACGGCGATATCACTGGAAGAAGATATATCCGAGAACGGCATTAGACTGGAGAATGGTAAAAAGAATGAATCAGTAGCGTTGCTTGTTTCTGTCAACAAACAAATGGGATTGATGTTGGATAAACTTGCCATTACTCCTGAATTGGTAGGTGAAGCAAATGAATCAATTCCTGAGTTATAAGCATATTGAAAATTGGTTCAAAGCTATAGAAGAAGGCACTATCAAGGTATGCAAAGAGCAATTATTGCTAAAAAATTATCTAGAAGAAAGAGTCTTTACTAGAGAAGATATTTACTTCGATAAGCAGATGGTAGAGGATTCAATCAATATACCAGCACAATACTTTCCATTCGAATTAATTCCGTGGGAAAAATTTCTACAATGTTTTATTTATGGTGTTCGATGGAAAAAAGATAAAACACTAGTGTTCAATAGATATCTTTCATTAATGGGACGTGGTAATGGTAAAACTGGTTTTGCTTCTTGGAACAACTTCTTTCTACTAACCGCTAAACACGGTATTAAAAATTATGATATTGATATCTATGCCAATAATGAAAGCCAAGCAAAGACTAGTTTTGATGATGTATTTAAAGTAATTAAAGATCATCCTGATTTAGATAAAAAAGTATTTAAAGCTACGAAGGAAGTTATTCAAAATATCGCTACAAACAGCAAACTTCGTTATAACACGGCAAATGCTAGAACAAAAGATGGGAAGCGACCAGGTGCAAACCGCTTTGATGAAATTCACGAAAATGAAGATTATTCAATGATAAATGTGGCTACTTCTGGTGGTGGTAAAATTCGAGATTATAGAGAATTTTATGATACAACTAATGGTCATGTTCGTGGTGGTCCGCTTGATGACATTATAGAAGAATCAAAAATGATTCTTTCTGGAGAACTTGGAATTGACAAGGATGGAGCAGAATTTTCTAGTTTGTTTCCATTTATTTGTCGCTTGGATAACGATAATGAAGTTGATGATCCCGACATGTGGGAAAAAGCTTGTCCAACTATTAATTACAATGCAGATTTAAAACGGAAAATGTTTCAAGAATACTCTCAAATGCAACGTAATGCTGGTTTAAGACTTACGTTCATGACCAAACGAATGAACAGACCTATGGAAGATACACGATTTGCTGTTGCTTCATATGATGATGTTCTGCATACGAAAGAAAAAGAATTTCCTGAAAAAATGGATGAAGTGATAGGAACAGTCGATTTTGCTGATAGACGAGATTTTGCCAGCGTTGGGTTGCTAGGAAAATACGATAAAGATGTTTATTTTACACAACATACTTTTATCCACGAATCAGCCCTTCGATTACAAAACATCAAACGAGAGGTTATAGATATTTCTATAGATCAAGGAAAATCACAGATCGTTCATGGAAAAAATATAGAAGCTGATTATATTGTAGGTTGGTTTCTTGAAATGAGTAATAAATATTATATTAAAAAAATCGCTATGGATATGTACCGTGCAAAAATATTGAAGCCCGCTTTAGAAGAAGCAGGTTTTACTGTGGAAATTGTTCGAAGCGGATCTGTTACACATGGTATGTTAAAAGATCTGGTTGATGACCTTTTTATTAATCAACGTTTATTTTTTGGTGACGATGCGATTATGCGTTGGTATTGCATGAATGTATATGAAGAGCATATTTCTAATGGAAATATACGCTATGAAAAAATAGAACCTGAAACTAGAAAAACGGATGGCTTTTTTTCATTCCTTCATGGTTTGAATTTTTTAGATGATATTTATGATTCTGCTCCTGTAACAGTCACAAATAGCTCAGTAGAAAATACAGGAACTGGATTTACTCCTCTAGTATTCTAACTTGAAAGGAGGTGAGAAAGTGGGGATTTTTCAAAAGGCGGTAGGATACTTCACAAAAAAAGCAACGGTTCCTTTAGAAGAATACTTTTGTAAATTGCAAGTTGATTTTGTGTATCGAAAATTTGCGATTGAAACTTGTATTGATTTGATTGCAAATGCGATGAGTAAAGCGGAATTCAAGTCATATGAAGATGGAAAAAATAAAAAGAATGATCTTTACTATAGGCTGAATGTAGCTCCTAATAAGAAAAATAATGCAACAGAATTTAGAAAAAAACTGATCAGGAGATTAATATTCTACAATGAAGTATTGATCGTTTCTCCGTCTAATAATTCTAGCGAAATATTTATTGCGGATAGTTGGGATGTCACAGAATATGCATTGAAAGATGATGTGTTTTCTCAAGTGCAAATTAACAACATAGTCCTTGATAGAGAATTTCTAGAAAGTGATGTTATCTATATAAAATACGCAGATCAACAAATTAGGCAACTAGTCGATGCGTATTATCAAGCGTATGGGAAACTCATTTCTAGTGCCATGAATGTTTACAAGCGCTCTAACGCTCGTAGATACGTACTGAAAGGGAATTTATTCCGACCGCAAGACAATACAACACAAGATCAAATCAATAAAATGATGACATCACAATTTAAGGCTTTTATGGAAGCTGATAATGCAGGTGCGGTATTTCAATTACAAAATGAGTACACATTAGAAGATTTCAGCGGAAACTTCCAAAGCAATTCAAGAGATATAAAAAACTTAATAGACGACATCTTTGAGATGACAGCAGCAGCGTTTCACGTTCCGAAAAACCTACTAAAGGGAGACATGAGTGGGTTATCGGATCAAGTGGACGCTTTTTTAATGTTCGAAATCATACCGATTGCTGAACTTATTCAGGATGCGTTTAACGCTAGTCTCTATGAAGTAGAAGAATACTTGTCAGGGAATTTTGTACGTGTGGATACAACTATGATCAAGATTACTAGCTTCAAAGATTTGGTTGACGCTATTGATGTAGGCATTAGAAATGGAGTATTTACAATCAACGAAGGAAGAGAGCGCGTTGGAAATGATCGCTCTGATAAGGCGATGGCAGATGAAATATTTATAACTAAAAACAATCAACAAGTATCGAAAGGAGGTGAGGCGAATGACGACAATGAAAACATTTCTAGCAGTAAAGAATGAAGGCGCAGTACCGCAAATTTTTATTCAGGGATTTATTGGTTCTAGTTGGTTCTTTGAAGGGAATACTGACAAGGGAATCAAAAATATTTTGGATAGTCTAGGTGATCAAGAAGAAATTGAAGTAGTAATTAATTCAAACGGTGGAGACGTATTTCAAGGGATTGCTATTGGGAACTTACTTAAGTCAAATAAAGCAAAAGTTAACGTTGTGATTAACGGCTTAGCCGCTAGTGCTGCTTCAATTATCGCAATGGCTGGCGATACTATAAAAATCTACAACAATGCACAATTGATGATTCACCGCGCTTCCACATACGGAGAAGGAAATGTCGATGACTTCCGTACGATTGCTGACCAACTGGAATCAATTGATAAATCGGTAAAGGCTTCATATAAAACACGATTCAATGGCACAGATGAAGCATTGCAAGAACTTCTTGAAAAAGAATCGTTTATGGATGCAGAAACAGCTTTGAGTTATGGATTGGTCGATGAAATTATCGATGCAGAAAATAGCTCAGGTACTGAAGCTAAAAAAGAACAAAGCGTTGAAGAAATTTTGAATGACGTTAAAGAAAAAAGAGCAGAAAAAATTGCTGCATTTACAGCAGCATTAAATAAAACATTTGGACAAGGAGATGTAAAATAATGACAGTTAAAAATTTAAAAGGTGTAACAGCTGCAAGCGACCAATTGATGAAAGCTTTTAAAGATGGTAACGAAGAATCTTTTAGCGCAGCTATGGTAAGCTTATCTAAGGAAATTCAGGATAAAATTTTAGAAGAAGCAACAGCAAAAAATCAAGATCAATTAGTATTAATGAACCGTGGTCAGCGTGTATTAACTACACAAGAAACAAAATTCTATAACGAAGTAGTGAAAAACGAAGGTTTTGCAGGGGTCGAAGAATTAGTGCCAGCTACTGTATTTGAACGTGTATTTGAAGATTTAGAACAATCTCATCCACTATTGCAAAAAATTACTTTTGTTAACACAACTGGTGTAACAGAATGGATTGTGTCACGTGGAGTCAATCCAGCATGGTGGGGTAAACTTTGCGAAGCTGTTAAAAAAGTTTTAGATAATGACTTTGATGTAATTAACATGAAGCAGTTCAAGCTATCAGGTTATATTCCTGTATGTAAGGCAATGCTTGATTTAGGTCCAGTATGGTTAGATCGTTATGTCCGTACTGTTTTAGTAGAATCATTGAGAATTGCATTAGAACAAGCAATTGTTGATGGTACTGGTAAAGATATGCCAGTCGGAATGATGCGTGACATGAGCAAACAAACTAGCGGAGAATATGCTGAAAAAAAAGCAGAACCTATTACAGCTTTAGATGCTGTAACTATGGGCGGTTTGATGGCGCGACTATCAAAATTCAATATCGAAGGTGTGAATGATCCGATTTATCGTAATGTGAATCCTTCTGATGTGGTCCTAATTGTGAATCCAACTGATTACTGGTCTAAAGTATTCCCAGCTAAGACTGTACTAACTGCTAATGGAGAATACGTACAAGTATTGCCAGTACCAGTTTCAGATTTGCAGTCAACGGCTGTGCCAGAAGGAAAAGCAGTTATTGGGGTAGCCTCAGATTACTTCATGGGTGTAGGATCTACACTAAAAATTGAAGCTTCAGATGAATACCATTTTGTTGAAGACGAACGCATTTATCTAGCTAAACAATATGCAAACGGTCAACCTAAACGTAACGATAGTTTCATTGTATTAGATATTAGCGCTTTGGGAACTACTACTACAACTACAAAACCAACAACCACAACAACTACAACACAAGCGTAGGTGATCAGAATGAAGTATATTCTTTGTCAGCCGGCAATCAATCGGTTTAAATGGGAGCTTGAAGTTTGTTTAACTAATCTGAAGAAACTAGGAATCAAAGATATCGTATTGCTTTTCAGCAGACACGATGATCAGATTCCTATTTTTTTTGAGAAGGAATATGGTGTTGAAGTTCATGTGTACGATGATCTGCGGGACGACAAAGAGTATATTCCTTCGATTAAACCATATTTATGGTGGAAATATTTAGAAGAAGATCATTCGCGTGAGGACGACCGATATTTCTATATCGATTCGGATGTCATTTTCAATAAAAGAATTAATTTGCGCAAATTGCCTTCTAAAGATGATGTTTGGTATTGTAGCGACTGCTGTAGTTATCTAAGTCTTGATTATATTAGAAGCTGTGAAAACGGAGAAAATATTCTAAAAGATATGGCAAACATTGTAAATGTTACAGTAGAATCTTTGGAAACTATAAACACTAATTCAGGAGGCGCACAGTGGGTTATTAACCGCCCTAAAGCGAATTATTGGAAAAAGGTTTATCTGGATTCTAATCGGCTATATCGCTACCTTAGAGGGCAAAAAACAAATATACAAATCTGGACAGCCGAGATGTGGGCACAGCTTTGGAACATGATGTATTTCAATATTGGTCCTAAAGTTCACGAGGAATTAGACTTTTGTTTTGCTACTGATCCAATAGAAAAAGTTAAAGAAGTAAAAATCTTACACAATGCTGGAGTAACAACAAACGATGAAGATTTATTTTTCAAAGGGAGATACGTGACTTCTACGCCTTTTGATGAAGATTTATCATTTGTAAACAAGAAAAAATGCTCTTACGCATATGTTAAAGCAATTAAGGCGGTGGTTAGATGACGCCTGAACAAGTGACTGAAGAATTGCTAATAGCTGTGAAGGATAATATTTACGTTACCTGGAACGAAGAAGATGAGTCAATTAAAAAGATGATAGCTAAAAATGCTGTTTATCTTCAAAGTAAAGTGAGTACAACACTTTCTTTTTCTCCTGAAAGCTTAGAATACGGATTGCTAATCGAAAGATGTAGATACGACTGGAATCGTGCTTTAGATGAGTTTGAACAAAATTTCGCTAGTGAGTTATTAGGTTTCATTCAACATTATGCGCTACAAGAATATATTGCAGGTGATGTGAATGGCGAATAATCGTAGACTCGAAGAAACATTCAACGATGGTTGGTTAAAGATTTTGACGCAAACTACCAAAAGAAATGAACTAGGAAAAAAGATTGGTGTAGAAGATACAGAAATCACTTCTTTAAAATTTAGAAATCTTTCCATGAGAGATAGTGATATAACAGCTATGGATGCGATGGGATCGAAATTAACTAAGAAAGTAAAGACTCCATTTCATCCAATCGCCAAGAAATTTAATAAAGATCAATATTTTATCGTAATCGATAGTATGCGTTACAACGTTATCTATGCCGATTACGATAATTTTTATATCTATTTTTATCTTGAAAGTGTGGGTGAATATGGTGATTGATAATTCTAAAGAAAAAGAACGTTTAAATAAGCAAATTTCTGCTATCAAAACTTCCTTAGAAGAGCATTTTGGCCTCAAACTCTTTCAAGACTCCGTAGGCGAGGATGAGCTACCTGATGATTTTAATTACTTCATTCTCGAAACAGGAGAAATAGAAATGATCACTGAGCCAAAATATAGCGTGGGTCAAAATCTATATCTAACTTTCTATTCAGAAAATAGAGAAGATTTAACAGGAGATTCACTAGATATTATTTCATTGATTCAAAATCGTTCGATTCGTTTTCAGAGAATGGATCCCAATCATTTAAAACTAGAGAACCAAGATCGCTATATCGATCAATTGGTATTTACGTTTAGACGATTATTGAAGAGTGATTGTCATGGCTAAAAATAGTTGGGAGCTAAAAATAAATGGACATGATGAACTTCTTGTGCGGATGGAACGCTATTCAAGCGAGAGCGAACGACTGATTAACGAAGCATTGAAATCAAAAGGTTCGGCTATTGCAGTGGATAGGATTACAGAAAAAATTCCTGTTTCTGAAGCAGATTTAAGAAGAGGGCACCAACACGCAAAAAATAGTCGTCCACTTAAGACTCAATACATTAATTTGGGTTTCATCATTAGACCTACAAGAAAATTTGAGTATTTAAAATATCCTGATTTGGGGATAGGTACTTCTAAAAGAAATCAGCCGGACGAATTTATGAGAAGAGGATTAGGTCTTGCACTTGATCCAATTACAGAACTTCTGATTCGTCAATTCGATAAATTAAATAAATAGGAGGAACAACAATGGCTAAAACAACAACAGTAACAACTTTTGACAATATAAGTATTAAAAGAATTTCTTTTAATTTTAAGAATGCAACAAATGCAATTTCAACTGATTGTAATGGACAATTAGATGGCGAAACAGAAATGCAGAGAATTGTAAAAAAATGCGGTTCAACAGAAGTAAAATCGAAATCTAAACCAATCAATATGACGGTAACAATTACTGCACATGTACCGATGGAAGTTTATCGACGCTTCAATGGGTTGAAACAAGATGAACGTATTAAATCGGGAATTTACTCTTATGGTCCTGATTCCGTAGGGGAAGATTTCTCTCTTGCTGCAGAGATCGTGGATGATTTCGAAGAAAAAAATAAGCTGATTGGTATGTTAGCATGCACTTCGAATACAGGATTAACATTCTCTATTGAAAATGGTGCGGATGAAGTAGCTGCGTTAGAACTAGAAACAAAAGTTATGCAAGATGAATTTGGTAAATTTTATCATGAAGCAATTGTTGCAGAACTTGAAGAAGACTTAACAGATCAATGGATGACGAATCTATCTGCTGATGTGATTAAAAAAACTTCAGTTGTGACAACTACGGCCACTCAATCACAGTAAAAAAAACGGAGGTAGCGAAATGAACGAAGATTACTCAAAAATTGAACTAAACGATGGAACAATTTTGAATTTAGAACCTAAACTGAATATCAAGAAATTATTGATGATCAATAGAGATTTTAACACAGACGAGTTTGCAAAAATGACTGTGGGAAAAGGATCCATGGATATTTCTGTTATTCAAGGTGCAAAGGCTGTGTATATTGCTTACCGCCAAGCGAACATGACTGATTATATTTCATTCGATGAATTTATCGATAAATGGGATTTTGATATGGCTACTGCCAGCTATATTTATCAATTGATGATGTTCAAACAAGCACGCGATGCTTATCAAAAAGAATTTGAAAAAGCAAATAAGGAAAAAAAGCTTCAAAAGTAAAAATGCCAAAGCTCTTAGTTGAAACGTGGGTCGATGTCTATTCGATGTTGACCGACGTTTTTTCTATGCCTTCAGATTTGGTTTTAAGCGATATCTGTTTAGATGACATTTTGCAAATGGCTTACAACAAGAGTGCTTATGAAGGATGGAAAAACTATGCAATAAACCAATCCCAGAAAAACTAAAGAAAGGAGGTAAAAAATGGCTAAAAAGAGAACAGAAGCAGAAGTAACATTCATAGCTAACGATGACGGATTGAAATCTACGTTAAAAGAAATCAGTGCTGAATTAACTAAAAATAGAGCAGAATTAAAACTAGAACAAGCTCAATTACAACAGACTGGTTCTGAATCAGACAAGTTAGGAAGTAAATTATCTTCTTTAGAAAAGCAGTATGAATTACAAAGTCAAAAAGTTGAAGTAACTAGCCAACGTTTAGCCAATGCCAAAAAATATTATGGAGAAAATTCCACCGAAGTTCAGAAACTTGAGAGAGAACTGATTAACCAACAAACAGCGCAACAACGTTTGTCAAACGAAATTGATAAAACGAGTAATGCACTAGCTCAAGCAAAAGGCGAAATACAGACGTACGAGTCTACAATGCAACAGTTGGATAGTGAACAAAAAAATGTTCAAGCTAGTGCTTCTCTGATTGAATCCGAATACAAAAAATGGCAAGCAACTGCTGGTCAATCAGCTTCTGAATCCGAGAAATTAGCGAAAGCCCAAGAATATGTTTCTCAACAATCTGAAAATGCAGAGAAAACGATAGATATCCTGAGACGACAGTTAGAAGCTACACAGTCTGAGTTTGGCGCTACATCCACAGAAGCAATGCAGATGGAGGCGAAGCTTAATGATGCTGAACGTGAATTTGAAGAGTTAGGACAAGCTGCTAAAAATGTAGATACAACTAACTTGGACGATATCGGAAGCAAAATAGATATGAATAATCTAATGGAAGCTTCTGACGTTTTAAGCGACATTGGCGATAAGCTTACAGAATTAGGGAAACAAGCAGTGGACTCTGCTAATAGTGTAGGTAGTTCCCAGAGTAAAATACAAGCTAATTTTGGTTTGACTAAACAAGAGGCTGAAGAATTAACGAATGTAGCCAGAGACATTTATTATAAAGGTTTTGGAGAATCGTTAGATCAGTCCACAGATGCATTGATTTTGGTAAAGCGTAATTTAGGCGATTTAAATAATCAAGATTTACAAAATATCACGGAACAAGCTATGGTCCTAGAAAACACCATGGGCGCTGATATGGATGAAACGTTACGTGGTGTAAATGGCTTAATGGTCAATTTCGGCTTGAGCGCTCAAGATGCAATGGATTTAATGGTTTCGGGTACTCAAAACGGTTTAGATAAAACGCACGAATTAGGCGACAATATGGCAGAATATAGCCAATTATGGAGTCAAATGGGATATTCAGCTGATGAAACGTTCGGAATGCTTCAAAATGGTTTAGATGCGGGTGCTTATAACCTTGATAAAGTCAATGACTTAGTTAAGGAAATGGGAATATCGTTAACAGATGGTCGATTTGAGCAAAACATGGATATGTTTAGTGAAAGTACTAGAAAAGCTTTTGAAGAGTGGAAAAATGGCGGAGGAACACAAAAAGACGTTATTAATTCCATGATTCAAGATTTTAGCAATATGGATGGTCAATACGACCAATTAAATAAAGCTTCTACAATTTGGTCTGCACTTGGCGAAGATAACGCGATGAAAGTTGTCCAATCTTTGACTGATGTTAACCATACATTTGATGATGTTAGTGGATCTGCACAAAAAATGAATGAAGATTCTACTACTCCGTTACAAGAATTAAACGGAAAAATAGCTGAATTAAAGGATTCATTAGCTCCTATAGGCAACACAATCATAGATGCACTCGAACCAGTAATTGATTTTCTAGGAAAGATGGCTGATGCGTTTAATAATCTTCCACAACCAGTACAGGATTATGCCGTAGCGATTGGCGGATTGACTGCTGCATTTACTTTATTAATGCCAATAATAGTTGGCTTCATGGCTCTAGGTGGTCCTACTACATTAATAATAGGAGCAGTTATTACTGTTATTGCTGGAGTTATAGCAATTATAAAAAACTGGGGCGCAATTACTGACTGGTTTAAGGGAATATGGAGTAAATTCACTGATTGGTTGGGTGGTACTTGGGAAAGTATAAAAGAAGGTGCCTCATCAGTTTGGGATGGAGTTAAAGAAACCTGGTCTGGATTTGTAGATTGGGTTCAAGATATTTGGCAAGGAGTTTCTGATTGGTTTGGAGAGCTATGGAGCGGATTAGTTGAAGGAGCTTCCAACATCTGGCAAGGAGTCCAAGAGACTTGGCAAGCATTCGTTGATTGGGTTTCAAATATTTGGAACGGAGTCAAAGAAGTATGGTCGATTATTTGGGCAGACATTGTAGGAATTGTTCAAATACCATGGACCTTAATAACGTCATTGATTCAAGCCGGTATTAATATTATCGTGGGTATTTTTGATGTAGCTGGACAGTTATTAGGCGCAGCTTGGCAAGCTGTTTGGACACCTATTTCTGATTTCCTTAAAAACACTTGGGATACTATGACACAATGGGTAAGCATCGCTTGGAATGGAATTGTAACTACATTCCATACTATATTTGATCCAGTAGTGGCATGGTGGAATGGTATATGGACAGCTATTAGTACTACGGCTTCAAATATTTGGAATTCAATTAGTGCAACAGCTTCTAGTATTTGGAACAGTATCAAGAATACAATCACTAGCTTGGTACAAGCAGCTGCTACAGTAATTCAAAATATTTGGTCAACTGTATCTAGTTGGTTAGGTGGAATTTGGAATTCAATCAGCTCTACAGCATCAAATATCTGGAATAGCGTGACTAGTAGTATAAGCAATGCTATAAACGCAGCTAAAAGTGCCATTCAAAGTGTTTGGAATAGTATATCTTCGTGGATCAGCGGAATTTGGAACGGTATCAAAAACACTGCTTTGAATCTTTGGAATGGAATTACAAGCACTATTAGCTCTAAAGTAAACGATGGAAAAAATGCAATTTCAAGCGGTTGGTCCAATCTAACAGGTATTGTTTCCGACATATTCAATAATGTTAAAAGTACAATTGCTAACATTTGGGAAGGTATCAAAAAGACTGTTAGCGCTCCAATTGATTGGATCAGAGATAAAATCAGTAGTATCTTTGATAATTTGAATATTTCTATACCACATATTCCGTTACCACATTTTAAATTGAGCGGAGAATTCAATCCATTGAAGGGGAAAATCCCAACGTTGGGTGTTGATTGGTATGCGAAAGGTAGTGTGTTTAATTCTCCGAATATTATCGGTGTCGGCGAAGCAGGACCTGAAGCAGTTTTACCTTTGAAAAGATCTGTGCTGCAAGAAATTGGTGATCGTATCTTGAGTAGCACATCAGTTTCATCTAGGGCACAAACGATTCAACCTGTGAATAACTACGAATTCAATTTCACAATTGATGGTAACGCAGATGAGGTTACTATGAAGCAAACAACTCAACAAATCATTGATAGCATTACAAAAGTTCAAAATGATAATGCTTCGGCATGGCGTTAAACAGGAGAGTATTTCTCCTGTTTTTTTAGTATTAAAAAGGATGTGAAAAAATGACTGATTGTATACATTCTATAATCGATGGATTTCCTGATTATTTGCATAAATTGGCTTTAGCTGAAAGACCAACCATACCTTCTCCAAAAAGACAGAGAGTTGAAACTTCTGTTTTAGGAAGGTTAGGTGGCTTAGTACAAGATTACTCGTTTGAAGACATGTCGTTTACATTGCACTATAACTATTTAGAGGATGTGGAAGACCATCAAGCGTTCAAGCAATCGTTTTATATCATGCGTCATTGGTTAAATTATGCAAAGAAATTAGAATTCTCTGATGATCCCAACGTCTATTATGTTATCCAGACTATCGATATTGGGGATGCAGAAAACGATATTGTTGAATGGGGAGAGTTCGATGTAAATATTACTGCGAAACCATTCGCAAGAGTTCAAGAAGATGTACCTATAACCGTAGATAAACCACAGTCATTTAACTTGCTGAATAATAGTTTAGAAGAAAGTTTTCCAAAGATTATCATCACTCCTTCAGCTACTTCATGCCAGTTCATCTTAAATGATTATGTGTTTAGTTTTGAAGGCTTAGTAGTAGGAACTGACGTAGTCATTGATAGTGATTTGATGCTTTGCTACGAAGAGCAATCGGACGGAGATATTTTAGATCGGTCCAACAAAATGAAGACCATGCAATATCCGACATTGCAAGTGGATATTAATTATTTTAATTGTACTGGTTTGAGCAAAATACAAATTTATCGTAATGGGTTAAGGTAGGTGAAATAGATGATCGATAATTTAATAACTATTTACGATAAAAACGACGCGAATAATTTAGCTGAACATTTATATGATACGCAAGGTTTAGGCGCTTTGTCAGACTGGTTAACAGCTACTGTTAGCAATAAATTAAACGGAGCCGAGATATTTCAGGGTACTTATCCAATAAGCGGAACTAATGCAGATTTGATTGTAGAAGGACGTATTATTCAGTGTTATGTAGATGAAAATCGAGCAAAACAGCGTCTACGGATTTATTATGCAAAGACTTCTGTAATAGGCAATACGATAGAAGTAAAAGCTGAACCTATTTTCAATGATATAAGAAAATCGGTGTTGAATAAATATGACAGTGGAACAGAAAAGATCACTGCTAGTCAGGCATGGCAAAACGCAAAAACTTTAGCGAAACCAGTTATTCCTTCACAGTTTTCTTTCTCGTCATTAGTAGATACGCTTGCTAATGTGAAGATAGAAAAGGCGAATTTTTTAGAATTCTTTGGTGGAAAAGAGGGATCTATTCTAGATCGATTTCATGGGGAATTTCTAAAAGATAATAACACATTACGTCATGAAAAAAGGCTAGGCACGGATCATAAAATCAAAGCGATTTATACTAAAAACTTAACTGGTCTTGACTTAGAGATTGATGCTCAAAGTGTTTTAGTTGGAGTTTATCCATTCATTAGCAGCTCTTCAGAAGGAGAAGACGAGATCACTCTACCAGAAGAAGTTATTTTCACGGATTACGTGGATGATTATCCTGCTGGATATGTTTCTTTTGTTGATTTTAAAGACAAAGCGACTGATGTAGCCACATTAAGGGAAGCTGCTAAAGACTGGTTGAAAACAAACATAGATAAACAAAAACCACAAGTGAGTGGTTCGATTGAATTAGTACCATTGAGGCATCAAAGAGGCTATGAAAAATTTGTTGATCTAGAAAAAGTTTCGATGGGTGACGGAGTAGATGTGTATCATCCACAGTTAAAAGTGAATATGTCAGCGAGAATTGTGGAATATACGTTTAATGTTCTAACCAATTCATACGATAAATTAGTTGTAGGAAACGTCAAAACAAACTTCTTAGAAAACACAGAGAATAATGTCAGCAATTTGATTAATGATGCCATTGATCAATTGAAAAACGGTGGCGAAATCAGTGATTTACTCAATGATATTGTAGATCATCAAACTGATATGATTACTGGTCAAAATGGTGGTTATGTTTTATTAGATCCTAAAGAAGCGCCTAGTCGTATTTTGATTATGGACACACCAGATAAGAATACCGCAAGGAATGTTTTACAAATCAACAATGCTGGTATTGGTTTTTCTAAAACTGGCATTAATGGAACATATGAAACGGCATGGACGTTAGATGGCGGATTCAATGCCTCGTTTATTACGGCTGGTGAAATAGTAGGAATTACTATTAGAGGTACTACATTAATTAGTGATGGTGCTGATTATAGAACAAGTATTGCTAATGGCAAAATGACTTGGTACTCAAAAAAAGTTAACAAAGATATTATGGAGCTAGAAGCACGTGATTATGTAAGTGCTGATGCCGGTATTGTATCATACACCATGAAAACTGGTGGTGGTTTCATGATTAGAAATCCACAGGGTAACTTGGTTTTTAGTACGTGGGATAATGGTAATAACAGACCGTTTCTATCTTTTGGTGCGCCCAATTTCAGGTATAGCAATGCTAGTTATGTAACTTCTGGCGACGGTAGTTCTTTAAGCATTAATGGTAGTGCGGGTAACTCATGGGAATTTAAGGTAGCTGGTAGGACTATGAAATTTACTAGTGATGGTATGCTAACGTTACCAGGTTGTTTTTTTGGTTCATGGGAAGATGGGAAACTTGCTAGGTTTGAACAATCAACGGTACAAGTATATAAAGATTTTACTGTTAGAGGTACTAAAAACTCAACTGTACCAACAGAACATTATGGACAACGACTATTGAACGCTTATGAAACTCCAGAATATTATTTCGCTGATTATGGGGAAGCCGTTACAGGTGACAATGGTAAAGTTCGTGTTGATATTGACCCCATGTTTGCTGAAACAGTAAATCTAAGTCGGTATATGACACATGTGACACCTACAGAACTAGTTTTGTGTGCTGTTACTCATGAAGATATTGACCATTTCATCATTGAAACTAGTAAGCCAAACGTATTAGTTAGATGGAATTTAGTGGCACACCGTCTAGGGTATGAAGATATTAGATTAAAAGAGGATACAGCATATGATAGCACAGTGCTTGACCAAAAACGTTTTTAAAACGAAGACAAGGAGGTATATAAATGGCTAGCAGTTTATATAATTTGGCTTTAGATTTCAGCAAAGAATTAAACTACACCAAAGCTATTATGGCTCGTCAAGGTGATAAAGGGATTACGGTGACGGTTAAACCGTTTCTAAATGGCTTGCAGATGGATACGAGTGGCGGAACATTTACTTTAAAAGGAACAACACCATCTAACCGTTACGTAGATAATGTTGCAACTAGTGTAACTAGTGAAGAAGTCACGTTTTCTCTTGATGGCACATTTATGAGTGAAGCAGGATATTATAAACACTGCTACGTAGAATATAGAAAAGACAATCAAATTTTAACAACGCAAGATATCATTTTTTTCTCACTAGGAGTGTCTGACATTTCGCAAGGCCAAGCCGATGAATATGTTTCGCAATTAGAAGAGTTGATTCGAAAGTACAACGAAACTTTTGATGCTTTTATGGCTGAAATCAAAGGTAGAGTGGATAGCTTAAATCAACAGATTACTGATTTAACTGGTCAAGCTAAAACGCTACAAGACAAGTTAGATGCTCTGAAAGAAGAAATTTCTAAGTTAGGTAACTTACAAGTGATGTACAGTAACAGCATCGACTTCGGGGGCTACGATTATAGCGGGAATCCGAATTTAATGGCTAATATAAACGCTGACAGCTTCTCGCAAGGTAGTGGTGCCTTATCTGTTGTAGATGATGGTGACGAGGTAGTGATTACGCTTGATCCAAACCATAAATTAGAGGTATTAAAACCGAAAAGTCAACCAGCCCTATTAACAGGCAAAACATATACCGTGAGTGTAGAAATTATGTTAGAAGGCGATTTCACTGGAGACCCTAGCAAGATAGGCCTAAGATATATTAAAATGCCTAACTGGGTATCAGAGCTATATACGCGTAATACATTAACTGCTACTAAGGGTGTATGGCAAAAACTAACTGGCACCGTTAAAATTACTGCTGCGAGTGATAACGCTGAAAGCTGGCTTATAATGCTACAAAATAAAGACGCTAATAACAGCCTATCCGGCAAACTACGTTTGAGACACGCTAAACTCGAAGAAGGCTCAACAGCCACACCATATCAACCAAATTTACTCGATGCGCCGTATTATTTGAGTAAGGTGGCTTTGGGTGAGAATATTGCTGATCCTGCAGTTAGCTTCCCAATTAAAACGAGCGCATACCGTTTATACGGTGTGAACATGCTAGAAGAGTTTAAAGTTGGTCAAAGATATACAATTACAATAAAAGGAACTAAACCAGCAACTCAAGATTTTTGGGCTTACAACGGTGGGAATATTTCATTAGAGAGAATGACTCCAGTAGAAGGGTTAGTTGACGTGTGGACTTGTTCATTTACTATATTAAAACTAGATAGTAGTTCACCAAGTCTATTGAGTATATATCAAACACCACAATCAACAGTAGGCTCATGTCAAATTGACTGGCTCAAGATCGAAAAAGGCGACACACGAACCCCGAATATTGAGCAATATAAATACCGAGGAATCGGCATGCGAGACTCAAACAATCCAAAAGATTATGTTTGGGATCTAGCACCAGAATATGTCGAAGACAATCTTGCTACAGATGTTAAAATTTCTGAAATTACTGGTAAAGCAAACAATTATACCGATGGGAAAGTATCGGAGATTAATTCGCAGTTGACTGCTTCAATTAATGAAGTAGACACCACAGCTAAGGATGCTCAAACAAAAGCGAATGCTAATGCGACTGCTATAGATGAATTAGACAATAAGATCGATGAACGCATTAATGATACAGCTACTACCACATTAACAGTTACAAACGGGAATACCGGATCAGCAAAGCTTTATCGTGAAGGAAAAACAGTTTCTATATATTTTGTGGCTTTAAACGGAAAAAGCAGTGGTGGAAATGATTCAACGATACTAACAATTCCAGAAGGCTATCGGCCACCAATTAGTTTTGAGCAACTGGTTGGCTCGATAGACCGTTCTACTTTTAACAGTGCTCAGTTATCTATTGGTGCAGATGGAGCCATTAAATGGCGAAGAAACTCAAGTTATGGATCGGATTATACCTTTGCAATTACTTACACGATTTAGAAAAGCGTGAATCGATATGAAGGCAGCATATAGACCAATTGAACCTTACGGATTCGAGCAAATCATTGTGAATGATGAAGAACATTTACCGGAAGAATGCACAGAAGTCGAACCACCGATTCCAAATTGGAAACCGAAATTCAATTACTGGGAGGGAAATAAATGAAAAACATTTGGAAATATGGACGTACTGGCGGAGAGTACGCAGGAAAAGTATTGGACGACATGCTTGTATCCGTTCCTTACACAGATCAGCCACCGCTTGAAGGAATTCGTGCTGATGGCGAACCGTTAACAATCGCTGATCAAATGTTTGATCCTAAATTGAATCAATGGATTATTTTAGCGAACGCACTAGATCACAACGATTTAAACAATCTCAAAGCAATGTATGAGTCGTTAGAAAATGAGAACGGCGATTTAAAACAGATCAATGCCAAACTCATGCTAAGCGATGTAGCAATTAAACAGGAAAATACTGCATTGAAAGAAAAAGCGGATAGTTTAGCACAAATCAATTCAAAAATGATGCTTGCTTCGTTACAAAATAGCAAAGACATTTCAGAAATTAAAGAGCAACTAAATCCAGCTTCAAAGGGAGGTGAGTAGTATGTTTAGTTTTAGCGATGTGAAAATGATGTATGATTGGGGCTGTTTCACTAACGAACAAGTAATGGTTTTCGTTCCGTTGTGCATTACTGAAGAAAAAGCAGATAAAATCATTAGCAAAGAAGAGAGCGCATCTTAATTGATGTGCTTTTTATTTTGATTCAAGGAGTTGTCACATGATTAATTTAGGGGAATGGGGAGCGATAGCAGGATCAATAACCGCTATCGTTTCTTTGATTTTATTAGTAATAAAACCAATTACTGCATCTTTCTCGAAGATTACTGAGACTCTTTCAAAAGTAAGTCACAATTTAGATTTGCTGACTAAAGATTTAGAATCGAGCAAATCAGATCGATTGATGATTCATGAAGAACTAAAGAAACACGATGAAAGATTAGATACACATGCAGAAAAATTGGTAGAACACACGCAACAAATTAAAACTTTATTTAGGGAGAGAAGAAAATGAATAATAAAACGTTCGAAGTACTAAAATGGTTCGCACTGGTAATTATTCCCGCACTAGCTACTTTCGTGGGGTTAGTTGGTAAAGCGCTCAATTGGCAGTACACAGATATCTGTGTTGTCATCATTACTGGTTTTGGCGCGTTTTTAGGGAGTGTGTTGGGTGTATCAAATCGAACCTACAAAATGTTCTCGGCTGAAAGCGAAGAAGGAGGAAACAAATGAAAAAGAAAATTACTATTACTGCGATGAGCCTGTTAACGGCTCTTTTTTTATTGCCAATTAACGGATTTGCCTATACTATCAACAATGAATTTAATTTGGGCGCAAATGAAGGTAGCTCACAAGTAGCAAATAATCAGTATATTTTACTGCATGAAACGGCTAATGAAACAGCAACAGGACGCAATGAAGCGCAGTATATGCAACGTTCATGGACTAGCGCTTATACTGCTTATATTGTGGGAGACGGCGGAATTGTTTATCAAGTCGGTCAACCTGGTTATGTACAGTACGGTGCTGGTTCGTATGCTAATGCCAACAGTCCTGTGCAGATTGAGTTACAACACACACATGATAAAGCAACGTTTGAGAAAAACTACAAGGCATACGTTGAATTGGCTAGAGATTCAGCAATGAAATATGGTATTCCATTAACGTTGGACACTCCTTATAACCAACCGGGAATCAAATCGCATTTATGGGTAACACAAAACATCTGGGGCGATCATACAGATCCTTACGGTTATCTTTCTGAAATGGGCGTAAGTAAAGAAAAATTAGCATATGATTTAGCTCATGGATTTACCGATGAAAATCCAACAACTTCTGAAAACAAGCCTGTCATTGATCCAACACGAGCTGGTGCAGCTAATCCTACACTGACAGATGGAACGAATTACGCCCACATTGATCAGTTTGGAGAAATCGAAAATGCAAATTTGCATGTAGCTGGATGGCACATTGCTAACTATAAATACGAGTATATCTTCATTATGGATTACAATACTGGGAAAGAATTAGCTCGAGTAAGAGCTGATGGAATTTATAGATCAGATGTAAATCAAGCTTATAATACTTCTGGAAATGTTGGCTATCATGTATCTTTTAACATGCGCAATTTCCCTAATAAGAAAGTATACGTCATGATGCGGGCAACGAATGATCCAGAAGGAAACACTAAAGGCGGTGCGCAAGATTTCCATGACAAACGTTGGTATTTAAATATTCCTAAACGATAAAAATAGCTCCTCGTTGAGGAGCAGTACATAGAATTGAAAATTAACGTTAAATCAAAAAAATATTTACAAGATGTTTATTTAAGTAGATAATAAAAGAAAAAAGCAGGTGAAATTGTGACAGCAGAAATTGGTATTATGAATAAAAGTGGAATCGTGTTAGCTTCAGATTCAGCATCTACGATTGGAGATAGCAAAGTATATAATACTGCAAAAAAATTATTTACTTTGGATTCCATGCATTCTGTAGGTATCATGATATATGGTAATGCTGAATTTAATGGTATTCCTTGGGAAATAATCATTACTCAATATAAGAAAAGCATTGGTAGTTCTGTTTTTAATACTTTGGAAGAATACGCGGATAATTTTATAGAATTTGTCAAAACAGCATCTTTTATTAGAAGTGAACAGACCGAGCAAGAACAAATGATTGGGGTTTTTCAAAAAATAATTTCAGGTTTATTTGAGAGTATAGAAGTAGATATTAACTTTTTAATAAGCCAAGGTACACAAATAGACAAAGATGTCCTAGTGAAGTTATTACAAACAAAAATGAATACCAATTTGTCTCAACAGTCCCAGACATTCATTTTAGATATTGAAAAGGCGTTATTTCTTAGTAACTATGGAGAAATATTAAAAGATATTCTTAATAGTATTTCTACAATGGAAGGTGTTTCAGAAGCTATATCAGAGGAAATTCAAAGTTACGTTTATGAAATTATAATTAGAGACGATGTTTATTCTTCCCCTACAGGAATAGTTATAGCAGGATATGGAAGAATGGATATTTTCCCTAAACTATATTCTTATAATATGTTTGGATTTGTTATGAATATTCTGAAATACTCAGAATATGAAAGTGCTCAAATAGGAAATGACAATGGTTCATTAAGATCTACTATATTACCATTTGCTCAGTCTGATGTGGTAAATACTGTAGTTCAAGGGGTAGATCCACAAATTACTAATTATCTGTCGAGTCAAGTCGATAGTTTTGACGATAACGGAAAAAATACCTATATTAATATTATAAAGAATATTTCAGAGTTTCAACAAAATCAATTCATATTTCCGTTACTAAACATGATTGCTTTACTCCCAGTTGAAGAAACAGCAATTATCGCAGAGACTTTATTAAATTTAACCAGTTTTAAACGAAAATATACTACTTCTGTAGAAACAGTAGGTGGCCCAATTGATGTTTTAGCTATTACACCTAATGATGGCCCTATTTGGATTAAAAGAAAACATTATTTTGATATTGATAATAATATTGGATACAGATTGCGAAAGGAGAGAGCGAATGATTACAATAATTAAACCTCAGGAAAAATCCCCTGTTTTGAAATTTAATGAGAGCAATCTAGCCCATAATAAAATGAGTATAACTGATACAGTATTTGATGTAATGGTTGAGCAACAAAAAAAAATTAATAATAACAATAGACAAAGAAAAGAAATTAACCAATATTAATGTTTTTTCTGTTGCGTTTTTTGCAGTCATAATTTAAAACCTCGCTCAATCTTGGGCGAGGTCTTTTTTTATTTTTCTGAAAAGTTAAAGTAAATAATAGCATAAAATAATATATTTTACAAAGAATAAGTACAATCTAGTTTTTTGCTATTAAATGTGTAATAATAAATATGCCATCACAACATGAAGAATGAAATCCATTATTATCTAGTCTAGTCCATTCTTTTTGTTTGCAGTATTTGTGATGGCTTTCCGTACCCTTAGCTCAGTTGGTCAGAGCAGACGGCTCATAACCGTCCGGTCGTAGGTTCGAGTCCTACAGGGTACATTAACGTAGCCATTTGAATCGTTCTGTGTTAGAATTTTTTGAAGAGTATTATACAAGCTAAAGCTTTTCTTCATTGCCACTCAAATGAGTGGCTTTTTTATGTATCCTTTTATGGATTAATGAAAGGATGTTTCACATAGTTATATTTCTGTATATTTGAAAAGTTTTACTTTGATTTTTAAATAGAAAGACATTTGGGTTAAATTGTGAGATAATAATAAAGAAGAGTTTAAAGCGCACCTCAAACCACTTCCCCATAAGTGTGTTACGCTTTAAACTCTTTTATATTTGAAGCTATTAAAAGGCATACCATATTTTTGAAAAAAAGTGAGAAAAAAGGCTTACAATTGGAGTGGTAGTTAATTAGTGACTTATTTTTGATTTTATAGCACTGATACTATAAAATATAGATATCATCATATTACACAATCTTAATACTAACTTAAAAAATATCTCCTTTCACAAGTATGGTGATAAAATTCGTTCCGGGCTACCTTTTTAGGTAGCCTACTTTAATCTTTATACCTTTCTGGATCAACGAAAGTATACTTTATATAGTCATAACGCCGATGATCGCTACGTGCGTCCGGCACGTCAGTCACGATATCAAACAAAAAAATATACGTCTTTCTTCATTCTAGTTTTTGCAGCAGGAATTTTGAAATAGTTCTTATTAGAATAGTAGAGATTGATTAATAAGCTATCTTCGATTGCTAAAAAGAAAACTTCTGAATTCCATACTTTATAAAAATCTTTGATAAATCTATTCAAAGGATCAAATTTAAACCATAATTGTGTTTTTCCTTCCATCAGCATAAAAGTTCACCTCAAAAAGAGTATACGAACTAATGTTCTTTTTGTAAACCTTAAAATAGATTTTCCTGAATACGTATTGACGATTCCTAAATGGTAAAAAATATCCCCTCAATTTTGAGGGGGAAGTACATAGATAAATCTAGTTTAATTATAGTTGTCGAACACTTACCCGATTACAATTTTAAATACGTTTTTGACTACGTTTTGAAATTTAGTTAGTACTAATATTTTATAACTAGAAGCAAAAATTAGGGTAAATCGCTAAAATATTCTAGTAATTTTCTTCTATTACCAGTCATATATAAATCCTGTACCTTCCTTATATCAACGATTAGAGGTTGTAAAGAAGCTGTCCTGCATCAAGTAATAAGAACGGCCAAACAAAAATAGCTTTTCCTATTTTTTCGTTTGGTTGGACTTATTACCGCAGATGCAAGCTTTTGAACACCGTTTGTTCGGAATAAGGGGCTGTGACAAGGCTTTTGTCACAGCCCCTTATTTTTGTTGTACTTTTAGCCTACAATATTTTTTGATTCCCCCTGAGTACTATTTTTTATAAATGCTAGTAAATCAATCTTCTTTGGCCTTTTTTTTGATAAAAAAAAATACTAGATGTAAGATAAAAGTGTAAAAACGATTTGTTTTAGGAGGGAAAACGATGTGTACCGCAATCACTTATGCGACGAAAGACCATTATTTTGGAAGGAATTTTGATTATGAGATGTCTTATAATGAAGTAGTCACTATTACTCCAAGAAATTATCGTTTCGATTTTAGAAAGGTAAAAAATTTAGATAAACATTATGCAATGATTGGGATAGCAGCTGGGGTAGCCAACTATCCACTCTATTATGAGGCTACAAATGAAAAAGGATTGAGTATGGCAGGACTGAATTTTCCTGGCAATGCTGATTATAAAGAATTACAAGAAGGAAAAGATAACGTTGCACCATTTGAGTTTATTCCATGGATACTAGGGCAATGCTCAACCATAGACGAAGCTAAAGAATTATTGGCTACTATCAATCTAGTCAATATCGATTTTAGTGAAAAACTACCCTTGTCACCTTTACACTGGTTATTAGCTGATAAAGAAAAATCGATAGTAATTGAAAGTATGAAAGATGGACTTCATTTATATGATAATCCTGTCGGTGTGTTGACAAATAATCCACCATTTGATTATCAATTATTTAATCTGAACAATTATCGCTCGCTATCAAATGGAACACCAGAAAATCATTTTTCAAACCAGATCAGCTTGGATGTTTATAGTCGTGGGATGGGAGGATTGGGCTTACCTGGAGTTCTCTCTTCTGTTTCTCGATTTGTAAAAGCCACATTTACTAAAATGAATGCTGCATCAGGTGATTCAGAATCTGAAAGTATCAGTCAATTTTTTCATATACTAGGCTCAGTCGAGCAACAAAAAGGAGTATGAGATACTGGAGAAGGAAAATACGAATATACGATTTATTCTTCTTGCTGTAACGTTGATAAAGGGATTTATTATTATCGTACGTATGAAGACAGTCAAATTACTGCTGTAAATATGAATAAAGAAGACTTGGATCGTCATGAATTGGTCAGTTATCCAGTCATAAAAGAGCAACAGATAAACTATGTCAATTAATTAATGAATAGATCCGTTTGGTATCATATTTTCTGATACAGTCATAATTAGACACGATCTTTAGGTCGTGTCTTTTTTTGCTGGTTTTTTTGGAAATAGCATCCACTAATATTTTTTTAACACGAAGAGAATAAGATAGCCTCAAAAAAGAAAACATGGTAAATTAGATATTGGGACTTTATTTTCTGTAAAAACAGAAACTTTCATCTTTTGTTTTCACGTGACGAAACTGTAAGAGAGAAAATATTCGTCCGCTATTTATTCTATGATAAGATGCATATGAATGAAATAAACAGTAATTTTATATTAGGATGTGAAAGTTAAATGTGCGGTATTGTAGGTTTTGTTAACGACAAGGACAACAAAAAAACAATTATTAATACAATGATGGATCGAATCGTTCACCGTGGACCTAATAGTTCAGGAGAATATATCGATAAACATGTTGCTTTAGGATTCAGAAGATTAAGTATTATTGACTTAGAGGGCGGTACTCAGCCTATTTACAATGAAGATCGGACAAAGATCATTATTTTTAATGGCGAAATCTATAATTACCAGCCTTTGAGAGAAGAATTGATTGCAGCTGGCCACGTTTTTCAAACACATGCAGATACAGAAGTCCTTTTGCATGGTTACGAAGAATGGGGAACAGAATTATTGCAAAAGATCCGCGGAATGTTTGCTTTTGCTATTTGGGATAATGAAAAGAATGAGTTATTCGGTGCAAGAGACCACTTTGGGATCAAACCATATTATTATGCAGAAATGAACGGAACATTTATGTTTGGTTCAGAAATCAAAAGTTTTCTGCCTCATCCTGATTTTAACAAAGAATTGAACAAAGAAGCGTTGAAACCTTATATGACTTTCCAATATTCTCCATTAAACGGCGAAACATTCTTCAAAGATGTCTATCGTTTGCCTGAAGGCCATTATTATACGTATAAAGATGGAAAACTAGACATTCAGCAATATTGGGATGCAGATTTTGAAACAAAAGAAACGCATTCCCGACAAGAATGGATCGAAAAAATCGACGAAACCGTTCAAGCTTCTATTGAAGCACATACGGTCAGTGATGTAGAAGTTGGTTCTTTCTTATCCAGCGGGGTTGATTCCAGTTATGTAACCTCTGTATTGAAACCAGATCATTCTTTCTCAATCGGGTTTGATGATAAAACCTATAATGAAGCGATTGAAGCCAGAAAACTAACCGAACTATTGGATTTAGATAATACAGCAGCAGTGATCGACGGAGACATGTCGTTCAAAGCATTCCCTTTGATCCAGTATCACTTAGATGAACCTGATTCAAATCCTTCTTGCGTACCTTTGTACTTTTTAGCAAATCTTGCTTCACAAAGCGTGCGGGTAGTCCAATCTGGAGAAGGGGCGGATGAACTGTTTGCGGGATACCAAACGTATGGATTCCATACGAATTCAAAATTCATCCGTGTGATTGCTCAAGGATTGAAAAAATTACCAAAAGGAACACGCTATAATTTAGGACGTAAAATCGGAAAAATGAAAAATTTCCATGGACGGATCCATTTATATGAATCACTTGCTCCTGCAAAAGAATATTTTATCGGTCATGCTCGAGTGTTCGAAGAATCAGAAGCATCAGAAGTGTTGACACCAAAATATCAAACAGCACCATCTGTGGATGAAATCATGACTGTTCATTACGAGAAAACAGAAGGAATCAAAGATGAAGTCAATAAGATGCAATATGTCGATCTTCATCAATGGATGCCAAAAGATATCTTGTTGAAGGCAGATAAACTTTCTATGGCAAGTTCTTTGGAAGTCCGAGTACCTTTATTGGATATCGAAGTCATGAAATTGGCTCAACAAATACCAAGTAAGTTCTTATTGAATCAAAACAACACAAAAGATATTTTCAGACAAGCTGCGAACAAACATCTTCCGGAAGAATGGTCGAATCGTGTGAAATTAGGATTCCCTGTGCCAATCAAAGCTTGGTTGAAAGAAGAACACGGCTACGAACAAGTCAAAGCATTATTCGAAGCAGATTTTGCAAAAGAATTTTTTGATCAAGAAAAAATCATGAAGTTGCTAGATGACCATCACGAAGGACGTAAAGAAGAGCAAAGAAAAATCTGGACAATCTTCAGTTTCTTGACATGGTATAAAGTCTACTTTGTAGATGAAACGATTCCGCAAGCAGAAGCAATCGACTATGTGACTGTTTGA